TTATTTAATTTCTTATTTGATTTTAATGATGAGATTACTAGACTTAGAGTTAAAACAGTTGTTGAAAACTACTTAGATGCAGTTGTTAGTGCACGTGGATTAAATACATACCAGGTTATTTTTGATAGCTCTAACAATACTAATGAAGTAATTGAAAATAATGCGGCAATCATTGATATTATCGTTGATTTTCCAAGAGGAATTCAAAAATTCATCAACCGAATTACTATTACAAGAGTTGGAGGACAATTAAGTTCTGATTCTACTGGATTTACACCAAGTTTCTAAAACTTAAGTATTGATAAAAAGAAAAGGAGGCAATTTGCCTCCTTTTTTGTTTTAGTATTAAAGATGATAAATGACTTTATCAGGAATCTCGCTCAGAGGTTATCATACTAAGATAACTTGGCTTCACACACCATTAGAGAGTTGAGTATTTCTACTTATCCTTAGTGGGTACCCTTGCGAAACGTCTCTCCACGCTTGCCATTCTACGCATTGTATCATCTTCATTGTACTCGAAGAGAGACTCGAACTCTCACAGCCGTCTGGCCAACAGATCTTAAGTCTGTCGTGTCTACCGATTCCACCATTCGAGCATTAATACACATCTGTTGGCGACCGGGTATCCCAATCCTTTTATTTCCAACAAATGCTAATGATTTAATAAAAAGTGAAAGAAGGTATAGAAGGATTACAGAATACCTTCAACTTGGTCGTTTGCTATATTTTTCCCACTGCATCCTAAAATTTCTGTCGAAACTTAACTCAGTCTAAGCTTGCGCTCGCTAAGACCATTGTTAAAACAGCTACCTTATTTAGGACCACCTTATCTCACAAACGAGAAAATTATTCGGTCATAAAACGGGACTTATTTTTTTACCCGTAAGTGGTTTACAAATCTGTCTATTTTTGTATATCCAAGAACACAAATTCTAGAAGCTATTCTAGTTCAGCTCTTCTATTTAGAAGAGGACCCCGACTAAAGGGCGTATCTGCGGCCCATCGGCCTAACTTGTTCCATTATGGGCTTTGCTGACCCATTATTCTGGTATATACCAAACGTTTTTTACCCGTCGGTTTAAAACGCCTTTCACAATTATCAAAGAACTTTCTTATTTTTAATATATACAGCAAAATTATTAAAAAGTTTTTAAAAATTAACTTTTTATTTACTTTCGCTATGGTTTAATGGATAATTTCTAAGTAAACACTCTAATTTATCCTGGGCTTCTGTTAATTTTGCCAATGCATCTTCGGCATTTTTATAAAAATCATCAGCGCTATGATCCCCAATTCCAGCCGGATGATCGCTTAATAATTTTAGAGTAAGCTTAGCTTTAGAAACATCTGCGTCACATGATGATTTTAACATGTCAAATAATTCAGAATTCATTTTCATCTTTATTTTGTTTTATTTATTCAAACTCATCTAATTCTACGTCTTTAACGTCATCTAGAACTGCCATAATTTCGTTTGCCATAATCATATAATGAAGTTCACCTTTATAAGTGAGCTCAGCTCCAGCAAACCTATTGCAAATTACTAGGTCTCCGGGTTTAACGATCATAGGATTATGTTGACTTCCGTCTCCACAGGCAACTACTGTGCCAATATTAGGTCGCTTAACGACTTTGTCAGGCAGAAATATTCCGCCAGCTGTTTTAGTTTCTTTTTTCTGAGGTTTAATTAAAACTCTTTCATATAAAGGTTTCATATTATAGAAGGATTATTTTTTATGTTAATTAATTTTTTAAAGTTGAATTTTTTAAATTCAGAGGGGTTTATCTCTTTTAATGAATCTAACACCTTTTCTGGAAAAAGAGAAGAAGATAGTCTTATTATCTTTGAATTAAATAGAAAATGCTTCCTAATTTCTGTTAATTTATCAATGTCATTTACTTTATTTAGGATACTTATTTTTTGAATAACAAAGTCTATAAATTTACTATCTGACAAATCCAATAGTTTTATTGATTCTTTTCCGTATTGATCCCTGATCTCACCTATTAATCTCTCGGACTTACTAGGAGTCATCTTATCCATTTTAGGAATATTATCTTTACCATCACCTCTAAATATTTTATTGAATACTTCATAAACTGGGTCTATTTTATATTCAACATAGTCTTTGTTTTTTAGAGTAGTAACTATGTAATTGATCGGATTGCTAACTATATGAGAGTCGTCCAAAGAAAAGAAATTATCTACTTCATCTACAGCAGAACTTGGATTCAAACAATCTGATATACATAATTTTTTATGGCCAGAAGTTTGTTTAGGATATATTATAATCACATTATTCTTTTCAGAATGTGTTAATTGTCGAATATCACCATCTACGGTATAAATTAACGCATCAGTGTCTATTATTTCACATAGATACGCAATTATATCATCACCTTCAGTTCCCCGAATTCTATAGTAGTTTACCCCACATAAATCTATTAATTTCTTAGATATTTCATTCTGAAAATAATCAAAGAATAGATAAATGTGATCGTCCTTTTTTCTATTTCCCTTGTATTTAAATTTCTCAGGTGCAGAATCAGTTTTAAAGTCTTCGTTTTCGAAGAAATCATTTATATATTCTTTTCTCCAACTGGAAGAATCAAATACTAAATGCACCCGATGTATTTTACTACTAACGGGTGCAATTAGAGAATTTAAATAGTTTATGCAGAAATTTCTAAATTCTAACTTAACTTGTTCTTTTAAAATGTGTTTCCCTTCATTAAAGATGTCGTTGACATAATATTTGGCACCTACAGTTTTATCTCTAAAACATATATTTTTAGTGACGTTTATCGCAACGTTTAAATATGCATTTCCATCGATAATAAAGTCCATTATTGATCACTTGTTTCTTTAGAATTTTTAGAAGATTTTTTGATCGTTTTAATAGCTTTTGCAATTAATTCAGATTCGTCTAGATTATAAATTCCTTTAGACTGAGAATAATTACATCCTGCCATGAGAACAAAAATTGATTGATTAAGATCTAAATTTTCTAAGAATTTATCATATTCTTCTTGATCAACATATGAAATTGCTCCTAATAAAACGCTTGCCTTTTCTGGAGATTTTTGAGTTTCCTCTTTAATTACTTCAGCTTCGCTTATTTTTTCGTTATTCATGATTTTTTATTTTTTTAGAGACCTTTAAATAATTCATCGTATTCGTCATCACCTTCTCCGGATTGTGCATCAACCATTTTTAATTCATCATTAAAAGGTAGATCGTTTGCATCTGATTTAAAGATTAAATCATCTTCATCAGTAGTTAAATCTTCCTGTTTAGCAGACTTAGCTGGAGAAGGAGTACCTGAAATTTTAGATTTAATCAATGATTTCATTTCTTCATCCTTGCTTCTTTCAAATAATAAGTTTAAAACTGATTTATTTGTAATGATTGACACAATAGCCTCGGCTACTTTTTCCCTTGTCTCATCCGTCCAAGCCTGGTGCAAATAAGAATCCATCTCAGGGGTATTCTTTTTCATAAATTCTTGAACTAATTTAACTGATTTCTCATTGTTTTCAACCGAAATCTGCTTGTCTCCAATCTTGAAGATTAGAGGAGTAGTTTCATCCATGAATTTTGACTTGCTCCAATCTCTATACTGGCGAGTCTTTTTTCCAACTACACATAAAAAGTCTTTACCTTCTAATAAGTGATAAGGATTAACCGAAGAAACTGATTCAAGTAAATCGTTTTCTTCAGGATTAATTTGAGACTCGATCAAGTTATTAATTTGAGCAGAGAATTTAAAAATCTTAATAGATCCTTCTAATTCAGGTCTCTGTGGATCCTTTTTAATGTAAACTGGAGAATGATGAGTATGCCATCTAGAAAAAGAAGATTCTAATTGTTTGTGCAATTCAGGTTCTTCTTCCTTTAAAGATTTAATTACTCTCTCAAGATCCCAAAGAATAGATGGTTTCTCGATGTTAGATGGACAATCAACATAAAGAGATTCCTTAGTCAGTGGATTATAGAATTTAGCGCTATACTTAGTATATTTGCTAAGAGACTTATCATGCACGTAAGGAATAAATCTAAATACTGATTTATAAGATCCATTATATGCATCAGGATCTGGATTGTAGATGTTTTGATCTACTTTCTTCCCATTTTGGGCAGAAGATTTTACGAAGTTTTCTTTCGGTAAGTCAAAGAAGTCAGTCATTTTTTAAGATTTATTTTAAGATTTATTTTAAGATTATACTAAAGATTTTAAAAATATTAAGATAAAAATTAGAAATTATGCTCCTAATTCTTCTCTTAAACTTTTAGCTGAGTTTGAAAGATCGCTCATTTTGGTTTTAACGGTTGGCATGTGAATTGATTTTCTAACCAATTGTAAAGACTTTCTAAGTCTACCGGCAGCGCTTCTAACTCCTTTTTCATAGAATTTATCAACGTCTCCGCTTTCTTCCATTTGATTAATTAGGGATTCGATTTCACCAAAAATTTCCTTTTTAGTAGCCTCGACCTGGCTTTTAAAATTTTCAAAACTGTTCATAATTCATTATTTTTATAGTATTATACCTAGAATTATGAACTGGTTTTATATTTTATCAACAATATTTTTAATTTTTTGATCCTCGATTGAGAGATCAGCATCTGGATAATTTTCCAAGGCGTGCTTAATCCATGTAGAAAGAACTTGATTATATTGCTCTTGATTTATCTTTCCGACCATCAGAAATGGATATAGATATTTATCAAATATTTTATCTATTCTAACTCCTTGAGCTTTGGATCTT